ACAGCAGTGAGGGGCAGGTAGGCGAAGCCTGCTGGGTAGTCAACTCGGCAGTTTCCGGTTCGATTGCTCCAGTCATCACGCCGAACGTCAGCGCAGCTTACGTGCAGGCATTCTACATTGAATTGTCGAGCACCAACCCGATTGTTGGGATTGACGCGCAAACGGCTAACAGCGTCGGAAGCGGTTCAGTTTGCCCATTTGGTGCCATCAGCACAGCAACAAGCGGCGAGATGCTAGTAGCCTATGAAGCCAGCAACACCGGCGGCGCTTCCAGTTCTCTTGCCGGGGGTTCGCCGAATGCTTGGGTGCAGTCGAACACCGTTAGCGGATACCCCGCGATGTATTACCAACTGAACGCGAGCAAGGTTACGTCGCAGACCTATAACCTGAGCATCACCGCTGCTGGGCAGTGCGCTTCGCAGATTGTGGCGCTCAGGTAGCACTAGACCGCGCAAAGCGGCGACAATACACCATCAACATAAACCGTCCGATTAATGGACACAACAAACCCGTTCCGGAGGATTTCCGGTAGGAGATAGAATGCCCAATAAACCCGTAGTCGATCCGTGGCTAGTAAACGCCGATGGGTCAGTTGATCCTTTTGCCTCAACCATCGATTTTGGGATGACTCGTGATGACGAGATCAACCCCGACGAAGACATCAGTCTAGACATCCACCCCGGGCTTACCCCTGATGTGGTCATAGCCGAAGGCGGCGTTGTCCGGCAGCCAGAACCGGTTGTCGAGACCCCTCCCCCTCCCCCCGAGCCGGAAGGACCCGTAGTCATCAACCTCGATGATGGCGGTTCCATTACTCTCGATAAGGAAAAAGGTCAATGGAAGGCAACGCTCGATCCGGGCAATGGGGCCAACCCCGAAGTGTTCTGGGGTAAGAATAAGGACGGGTTGATTGCGAACGTTCTGACAGCCAAGTTGAACGCCACCAAGAAAATCCGGGAACTGAACAAGCAGGTTAAACTCGGCAATCAACCGGCTCGGCAGCCTTCACAACAGCAGGCACCAGCTCCCGTATCGCCGACAACCGGCAAACCGTTGACCGCTGATGAACTGTTCGAAATTCAAACGTTGATGCAGTCAAACCCGGATCAGGCCATCGAAACGTGGTTTCAAAAGAAATACGGTCGGAACTTCGGAGAGGTCGTCAACAGGTCTGATAGAGGGGCGCAAGCGGACGCCAACCTTCGGACAGAAGCGGTGTGCAGAAACTTCCTAGTCCGCAACCCCGATTGGTACAACGACCCCGAGAGCCAGAATTTTGTCCGGCTGATTCAATGGCTGTCCAAATACAAGCTCGGGAAAGTCCTTCCCGATAACACAGATGTTACCCCAGCCATGTTCGAGCTAGACTCGACCGGCTGGTTTACAGTAGAAAGTTTAGAGGAGGCATTCTCCGATTTGAGCGGAGACGGGTTCCTGATTAAGGCCCCCAAACCTCCCAAAGCTCCACAACATGTGGACACACCCCCGCCGGTAGTGGTTTCTCAAGAACCGGTACCTGCGCCGCGCCCCGATGAACGGATTGTTCGGACGGAGACGCGCCCGAGAGCGGCACTAGGCATACGGGCAAGCGACGTAACACCCGTCGCGGCCCCGGCTGCCGAAACTGCGCCCTCAGTCGAGGACCTCAACGATTTGTCTGACGATCAGGTGAAGGGATTACTTCACGCAATCAAAAGACAGAAACTTCTGGCCCGGCGCTCTAACTAACAAACAAAGGAATAACCATGAGTTATTCACCAGCATCAATCGTAACTTCCGGGGCGCTGCCGAACCTTGTAGCCATACACTATGAGCGGGAAGCTGTCCCGAACTTGAAAGCACAAACCCCCTTCCTTTCCATGACCAAGCAGCGCCCGCTGCCGTTGCGGCAAGGTAACCAGATTCAGTGGTAAAGCGCTGAATTCAAACCCGACCAATTCGGTGAAACTCTGTTAGGTGTAGCAGACAATACCGAGGGAAGACCGAGCAATCGGAACCCGTAACGACTAGACGCCGGGACGTTCTAAACGGAACGTAAGATATAGTCTGAACTTGCAGGCGACTGCAAGAGTATGATCGTGAGAACACGATTCATCACAACAATTATTGTCTATACCTACGCACTGCTTGCTGCGAACCTCAACCAGGCCGCAGAAGGCACCGTGGGATCACCAATCAGCGAGTCGAGCAACAAGATCGTTGCCACAATCGGTCAATACGCCGATTTTATCAACAGTTCTGATCTTGCGCTTGACGTGGCGATTAACAAAATGGTCGCCTAATCCGGTGAAATCCGTCAATATTTGTGGTATAATGAATCTACAAACAAGACGGAGATAACTGCATTAATGACTAAGACTTCGAAACTAGCTTTCCTAGCCGGTCTGATCGACGGAGATGGGTCCATCAGCATTTCAATCATTCGTAGGAAAGATTGGAATGGAAACAGCTTTCAGCCGTACGTTGCAATAGGAGTAACGAGCCGAAAGTTGTGCAAATGGGTACAGCAACATTTTGGCGGAAATTTGTACGGATACGAGGGTACAGATGGCCACCAGAAAATGTACCACTGGAAACTGTACGGAAAGCAAGCACTCAGGGATTTGATCGTCCAACTCCTCCCGTACCTTTTAATTAAGAAGGAAGCCGCACAGGCGGTGTTGGAGTATATGGAACTCGGCAGCGAGCCTAATCAAGAAGCGCGGTTGGCAATAGCCGAGAAGATCAAAGTAATCAACAGTAACAACCACGAAGCCAAAGATACCCGCAAAATGTCCAAGCGAGAGTCGATGGCCTATCTGGCTGGAATTGTTGACACCGAGGGTGCCATAGGAATCAGAGATAATCAAGGCGAGGCTTTCGGGGCCTATGTCATGATTAACAGCACGAACGCCTCTCTGATACACTGGATATCCTCCCTATTCGAAGGTAAAGTAAGCAAACATGAGTACTCTGGAAAAACTTTCCGAGATAACAACTTGTGGGCTCTTTACGGTAAGCAGAACATAGAGAACTTCATTCTAGCGATTCTGCCTTATCTGGTCATCAAGAAGGAAGTAGCAAACATCGTTTTACAATTTGTCCGCCTCAAAAATACATGGAACAAAGAAGAGCGGGCAAGGTTGTTCACGACTATTCGAACCCTTCAGGTACGATGCAGCATCCCAACGACTAATGTACCGGACAGTTCGGAAGAACTGAAGATAGAGTCTGATCTCGACAGCGATGCCGAGAGCGCCCCGCTGGTGACAGCGACGGCCTAAACAAAATGCGATGATCCCGGCCTGCTACAGAATCTGGCCAACGAACTTGAAAAGTTGAGTTCGATAAACGCATCCAAATCGGGGGACCTCCTTTACGGGACAATCCCGAGCTAACTCCAAAAGAGCAGCCTAACGACTAATATGATGCGCGTCCGAAAAATGGACGATGATAGAGTCTGATCTTGCGAGAAACCGCAAGCGCGAACCGGTAGTGATATCGGCTTCCTAAACAAACTTGAACTACCGCCTCGCTCTGACCCTGAACACCCTTGTCCAGCTTACCGCTGACTCGGCAACTGCGGTCGACAGCTTGGTGAACATCCAACTGGCAAACGGCTCCTACCTCACCGCGAATAACCTTCGCTCTGCGGTCCAGTCGCTGGTCAGCGTCAACGCACGGCCCCTCGTGGACAACAAATTTGGTGGAATCATTCACCCGAACGTTGTTCGCGACATCCTGAACGACACGTCTTTCAATGGCCTCACGGACATCGTAAAGCGGTCGGACTCGATGCGGAATATGCTGTTCGAACTCCCGAAGAACGATGATGTTATCAGTTTTGCGGGTGTAACTTTCAAACAGACATCAACCGCGCCTACGGTGACGATCTCGGGTAACACGTACTACAACACCTATGGATTCTTACACGTAGCTTGAGCGAGTAATTGCTCTCGAACACAGCCCAAATTCGGTGGATAACTCTTCGGAGTCAATACCGAGCCAAGCCCGCAAGGGAAGGTGTAGAGACTAGAGGGGATGCTCCTGTAAAAACAGGATGATGGTATAGTCCGATCTGTGCGGCGACGTACAGAGGTTGGCAGAAATGACCAACCCTGTCCGAAAAATGGACAGTAACAAATTGATTTTCGGCGACGACGCGATCTTCAGCGTCTTCCTCGGAAAGAACCCAGAGGATGGCAGCAAGAACTACAAACTGTACTCGGATAGAGAAGCAGCCTGAATCAGTAATGATTCTTGAACAACCTCGCTAATTCGGTGGAACTCTCCTTGAGACAATACCGAGCCAAACCCAGAAATGGGAAGTGTGTAGAGAGCATAGACGAGGAACCCTACCAAGGGTTATGATGTGCTCCGGC